CATGCGGATAGTTGCCCACAATATCTTTACTGCTAAGTCGATGTTGCCGCCAGCAATAGCGGATTTGATACCACCTACTGCCCCTACAACATCGTCTTTAAGGCTTGCCCATCCACTCTTGATAGAGTTAATCGCTTTGTCTAGGTTGCCTGTTGAATCTAAGAAATAATATACTAATCCACCAAGGGCAGTAACAACCAATCCGATTGGAGATAGTATAAAGCCTAGCACTGAACCTAAGAAGCCAATCACACCGCTTGCTATACCCACTACCCAGCCTAAGCCAGAAATAACTTTGCCTAATCCATAAATAGCAGTACCAGCGCCAGCAACATATGTAGCAATCTTAAATACTTGCCTAATTAATTCTTCATTATTCTTTACCCAATTAGAAATACATTTTGCTATTTCTATTACTCGAATAGTCATATCTTTTATTACAGGTGCAACCGCTTCGCCAAGTCTGTTCCAAATTTGCATAACAGCCTTACCCGATATAAGCATCATTTGATATAGTTCATGGGCAGATTTTGCACCCTCAGTTGATTTAACAAAGCCTAATCTTTCTGCTAGTTCTGATAGCTGTGTAAATTCTTGAATCATCGGAATAAGATTTGCCCCCGACTTACCAAACACTCCCATAGCAGCAGCGGTTCTTTCAGCAGGATTTTGTATTGCTGCTATCTTTTCGGCTATCGAAAGAAATTGTTTATCAGGGCTTAGATTGATTATGTCTTGAACATTGATACCAAGGTTGGCAAGGCTACCCGTTGTACCCTCTGTAACGTCTGCAACGCCTGCAATAGTCTTTTGCATCTTACCAATAGCTTTAGAGACTTCATCGGCAGAGCTACCAGACAAATCAGCAGCAAATGAAAGCCTAGATAGAGCTTCTACGGATATGCCCGTTTTCTGTGACATTTCGTATATCTCATTTCCAGCCTTTGCCCAATTCTGGGCAGCAAGGATTAATGGAGCTGTTATAGCAGAGCCAATAGCAGCAATCTTTTTACCCATATCAGATATAGCAGCTCCAAAGCTTTTAAGCTTATCTGAAGCTGCTTTTAAACCTTTAGATAAAGCGTTATCGTCTGCATACAACTCAACGAATGCTTTACCTGCTTTTATTCCACCTGCACTTGCCATTTATCTGCCCCAATTTTTGAGTATAGTGATATCTGTTTTAATTGTGATATCTTCAACATCTTTGCGATAAGGATTGAATTTCTCTAATGGTAAAGTTTCTTTTCTTAATCCATTATTGAATAATAAAAATAACACTTGAGAAAGCTTATCCCAATCCGTTTCACTCTTTGCCTCTGCCATTAACATTAATTCTCTTAACGTAAATGACAGCGGATTAATGCCTATTACACCTGCGAGCTTCCAGCAGAGTTCGTAGACGTAATCCCCAGTGATTTCAATATTGCTGCTTCTGTCTCTGGGTTGTCCAGTTTGTCCATTTGCAGTTGTATGATTTTGCTGGTTATCTCGTTGCTCTTGCTCAGTGCTTTTGTCAATAGTTCCCTTTTTTTTTGAGGGAAGAATTCAATCAGTGCCTCAGTTAATGCAGTACAAGCATCATCTATACTATCTCCACCTAAAGCAATGCCAAAATCAACATCAGATATATTCTTAGCATCGCACTCAGGTTTACAAGTAGCATATAGTACATTTATTAATAGTTCATAATCATTACCTAGTCTACTAAGTAATTCACCACCGTTATTGAAGATATCTAGTAGATTAACAGCTAAGAGGGTTCTAACCCTCTTAACTGTTTCTACATTAATATCAACAACCCAAATGCGTTTTAGATTGTCAGTAAATGATTTCATTGGTTAGCTAGCTCCAACTACTTTCCACTGAGGAGCGTTAACGCTATAGCCGGGCTTTAGAGTAACCTTGGCTGTAATTACATCAGACAATTTTTCACTTCTAGTGAAATCCATTATCGCCATATCTGCTACTCTGCCCTGACTTCCAGCGGCAGTAATATCAGCATCCATGCAAGCAATGCCAATAACGGTACGGCTATTGAACGCTGTTAAGAGTGCTTTGAATCCTGTATTGTCAGTATCCCAAGGCATTTCAAATTCAATATTTGAATCCATCAGGGTAGGCATTGCAGCTTTAAAGCCTGCATTGGCTCTAGTTGTTACATCGGTTTCATCGGGCTTAAGAGATAATGTTACATCTTTAACAATACTTAGCTCTGTCCAAGTTGGTGTTTCGCTGATACCAGCAACACAATAATATAGTTTTGCATTGAATGAATATTTAACCATTATGATTAATCCCCCTATAGGTAGGTTACTTGATTGAATCTGCCCACATGCCCGGCAGTTTGGGCTTTTCTTTTTCCATAGCTGGCCCCATGAAGGGACGAGCTTGAATTGTTATTGATTTAGTTTTATGTCCAGTTTTAGATATAGTCTTGATAGTTGACTTGCCACCATATTCCAAAGCCTCTGCGCCTTCAAATCTACCGTCAAATTCAATAGGCCCTATGACTACGTTTTTAGGCGGTTCAAAGGCAAAGAAGATTAGCCGCTTTAATGTTCCAACATGGCTACTTGGCGGTTGCCCTGCTTGGCTTGACTTTTTACGGCTACGTATTGAACTTCTAGCCGCTTGCCTTACATATGCACCAAACTTACTTAGTACATTCTTTGCAGCTTTATCAGTAGCGGTTAGTATCTTTGCTTTATCAAAGAACAACTCTATTATTTTCATTTGAATCATTAAGCAATTACCTTAAACGTTAATGTAATCAAGCTAGTAAATACATCTTTCTCTATTAAATGCTGCGTCGAAAATACTGGATTGTTTTCAACCTTGACGCAAAAAGCAGATTGATATGAAGTAAGCTGCTTATTAATAAACGTTAATATGATATCTTCAACAAATGTTGATAGAACGTCACAGTCAGCATCATTAGTAATTATCTGCTGTACTCCTATATCAATTTGGCAATTCCACTCATTATTAGTTCTGTCATATGATTCTGTTTCAAGTGCCTTTGGAACAACGGAAACATGTAATGTAGCCAAATCCTCTAGTTCAAATTCAGGGACATAATATCTAACAGCCGTAAAGGTTGGCTTAAAGTCACCATCGTTTAGCGTTGTTACAACTGCATCAGCTATATCTATTATCTTACTCATTAGTTGCTCATTAGTTGGTTGCCACTTGTTTAGTATGAATTCTTAGTACCTGCCTTGCAGTGTCATGCCATATAAATAACGGTTCATCGCCGGGTGCAAGAGGTTCATAGGTGATTGTTTGATTGGCAATGGTTTGCTTAATTTTGTCAAGCTTCTTAGGCAGAATGCTTTCTCCATTAATAATTAAATCACTTGCCTTTATTAAATAATCCCTACTCTCAATATGTTCACTAATACCATAATCAGTATCTATCCTGAAATTGGTTATACCAATAACAGCTTTTACGGTAACAGTATCATTGCCACGTTGATAGGTAACATCTACCCCATTAACGGCTAATACAGTGTTGAAGTTATCTAATATGATTTTATTTAGTGACATAATTCTCTTTATTGGTAGCAGGAGGATTTCTCCCCCTGCCCCCTGTAGTTAATAGCTAGTTAGACTTAGCTAGCAAAGGTTTCAATTGCGTCTGTATCTTCAATGCTTTCGCAAGCAACAATCTTAGTTCCAAATGCGTCAACTGGAATTTCAGCAGGAGCACCAGTAGGATTGAAGCTAGTACGGCTTTGTTGGAGCTGGGCAAGACTTCTACGTGACATTGCAACCATTGTTGCTTTGGTGCCAGTAGGTAACTTAGACAGAGCTGTAGAAATCAACTTGTCTGTCATACCCTTACCGTTATCTTCTGTAATGTTCGCAATACGAACAACAGAGAATTGGCTACCAACCTGTAACGCAACGTTACCTAGAATAGTTGTACGGATTGCAGTAAAAGGATTGCCGCTATCATCAGTACAACGTGTTTCAACCTGTCCACTAATATCAATCACAGCACCATTACCCCAAACAACAGCGGTATCAAGCGGGCCTGATACGATAACATAGGCGCTGGAAGCGGTATTAGTAGTTGTTCCTGTAGCGTCAACAACGAGAGTTGCAGAAGCCTTTAATCCGTCAAACTTTTCAGAACCAGAAGAAACACCATAAATCAGCTTCTGTTCAATACCAAAGTTGCCAGCCTTCATTGAATCAAGGCCAAGCTGAGCAAGAATCTGAGCTTCGCCGCCTTTATACTGCATAGCAATAGCTTTATCTAAATCGAATGAAGCATCATAAATGCCTAAGTCCAGTGTTACGAGTTCATAACTGGCAGGCTTATTAGCTAGGCCAGAATTTCCATCACGGAATCCGCCAGCAGGAAGGCCAGTCTTTCTCATATATTTGTAAAAGTTACCCTCAGTAGGCTTAGCATATAATGCAGCCAACAGAGGAGAGTTTTCAAGTACAGCCTCAACAACTGATTTATCAGTTGCAAGGTTAAAGTTTACTACATCAGCAGTAGTTACATAAGTATTTGCCATTAGAGTTTCCCCCTATTAATAATTTGATTTACAACAAGATTTGCAACAATTTGCAACAATTTGCAACAAGAAGTGACTTTACAACTTGTTATAACTTGTTACTTGTTACTTTTGATTTCTTACAGTGAATGCAGCAGCTAATTGAGCAATATCATTGCTTATGCCTTTTTTGGACATATTAGTAGCAATCTCTGTTTGCTTTAGTTTCTTTTCATCTACAACAACGTGTGATTCTGAAAAGGTTACTGGCTCTGCTTCACCCCTAGTTGTATTAATAACAGCCTGAAGCTTTGTAACTTCATTACGTAAAGTTTCATTCTCGTTTCTTAATACACTTACAAATTGCTTCTGAGCATCAATATAATTGATGCCATTAGCAAACCAGTTTGCTCCATGTTCATTACCAAACTCATTCATAAAACGTTTGAGTTCGGTTCGTGAATCAACTGGTTTTTCCGCTTCTACGGTTTGTACCGCTACGGGTACTACCTCTGCGGCTTGTGTTGCTTGAACCGCTGTAGGCTCTACGGTTGTAG